TTCTGCTCCTGCGCCTGGGCGTACAGCTGCTGGCGCTGGGATTCCAGATTCGCCACCACCTGCTGGGTCTGCTGCTCAACGAGGCCCGAGTCCACCCCGCCCATGCCGGAAGTGGCCGCGTTCTGCTGGGCCGCTTCGGTTGCCTGCTGGATCTGCTGATTGATGGAGGCGTCGATGGAGGCCTTCTGCTGCTCCCAGATGGAGCCGGCAGCGCCGCCTGCAGTGATCATGGCCTCCGCCTGCGCCGCCGCGGGGCCTGCGGCGCCGAGCGCCTCAGAAGAGGCGCTCGGAAGCTTGGGCGGGCTCAGCGCATTGAAGGCGCTCAAGCCCAGAAGGCCCGCGGTGATGTCGTTCTTCGGGGACGCCAGCCAGGAGCCGATCGAGGAACCCAGGGAGGATCCGCTGGCCGCGGGTGTGGCCGCCGCGGGGGCGGAATAGGGCGTTGTCGTGGCGGGGATGCCTCCTGCCAGGGGCGTCCCGGCGCCTGTGCCTGCGGTGTCGCTGCCGCCGGCAAGCGCGCCTGATGCCAGGTCCCCGGTTCCCTGGGCGGCGGGTGCTCCGGCGGTGGGCGTGATGTCTGTCGTGGCGCTGGCTGTGGTGCCTGAAAGGCCTGGCACATCCGCGCTCCCCGGCACGCCCAGCTGGCTGGACAGGTCCGCCGGAAGCGCTGCGGGGCTGGTGGAGGGGGGCAGGAAGCTTGTCACTCCGGTGCCGCTGGCGCCCCCGCCGGCCCCCGTGGCGCCGCTTAAATCGGGGGGCACAACCGCGGTGCCCGGCGCATTCGCCACGGGCTGCGGGGCGGCTGCAGCGGCCCCCAGCGCGCCCCCGCCGCCCGCTCCCGCAAGCGCTCCCAAGCCCCCGAGACCTGCGAGCGTGGAGCCGATGTCCACCGCCGAGAGGCCGCCCGCAGCAGCCGCTGGCGCTGTGATCGCAATCGTGGGGAGCGCCGCATCGGCTGCGGTGGCTGCTGCCGTGCCCGCAGCGGCAGCGCCTCCGCCACCAAAAAGGCCCGCCAGCCAGGTGCCCAGGCTGTCCAAGCCGAAGTCCGTCGCCGGGCAGCAGCGCCGGCAGTCTGAGCCGATCCTGATCATAGCCGTTTCTCAAGCACGACCTCGTCATCGACAAAGCCGTGGCGATGGAGGAAAGCATGCGCCTTCGTGCCGGGAACGACAAACCAGCCCACCCGGTCCACCCCACGCTTCTTCAGCTCCGCCTCGCTCACCTTGAGCAGGGTGGATGCCTCGTCCCGGAAGGCAGGGGCCACGTAGATCGCCTCCCCGTGCGCCACCTTGAGACGCTGATGGTGCATGCTGCGCGCCACTGCGTAGACGACATAGCCCTGGAGCACCCCGGCCTGCCGCAGGGTCACCACCAGGAGCAGCCCCAGCTCCTGAAGCTTCAGATATGCCGGCAGATTCGGATCCAGCGGCAGCTCGGGGTCGAAGCTCCCCGAGGCGATCCAGTTGTCGGAAAGCAGCGGGGCGCCTTCGGCCAAAAGCGCTTCCGTCAGCGGCTCAACGGCAATGCGAAGCATGTTTTCCTGCATGAGGATTGCGGATTTACGTCAAGCCGAGCGCCTGCTGCTCATAGTCGTGCATCTCCTGATGGACATACATCCAGTCATAAAACTGCCCCGGCTGGGAGAAGTCCACCACGGACAGGTCCGGGGCGTAAAGCCCCACCGAGACGATCTGCTGCTCGGTGGTGTCGTGGATCGTGGCGTGCAGGATGAGCCAGTCCCTGAGCGCGGGCGTCGTCTGCTTGAGGCGCCCTGTGGTGAGGCCCACCCAGGCATCCTCCGAGAGCACGTCCATGAGCCCGATGGTCGAAAAGGGCGCGCTGTACTTCACCGACAGCGCATTCGCCGTCTGCAGATGCACGGTGTAGTGATCGAGGAAAAAATGTCGCAGGCCGCCCTCATCCCCAAAATTGAGCGTGGAGGCGATATCGAGATTCATTGCAGCATGTCCCGCTCGGCCGCGCCCCGGAGCGCGATCAGGTTCACCTGCTGACAATCCACGCCGTCGCCGCTGAATGTCAGCCCCAGATACTGGCTCGCCCCGCCGTTTATCTGGTCAAGGAGCAGCTGGTAGCCGGTGGCGGATGTGGGGGCGGCGGGGAGCGTGAGAGGGGTGAAGGACTGAAGCTCGGTGTCAAGGGTGAGGGTGATGCCCGAGGCCGCAAGATTCTCGGTGAGCGCAGCCAGGCCCGCCACGTAGGCCTGCTTCTCGTGCAGCGGCGCCCCGCCGTCCCAGAGCTTGGTGCGCGCGATCCAGGGCAGCGCCGCGGCGCCCGGCGCGAAGGCCTGATAGAGCACCGGATGCCCCCCGGAGTAGCCCCAATAGTACAGCTGCGCCTGCCCCTGGGCGGTGAGCGCAGGGGCCGAGCAGATCACAAGCGGTATGCTCTGGCTGTAGGCATTAGGCAGGGTCACCGCCAGCCATTTGCCCCCGAAGTACAGGAAAAGCACGGTGCGCGTTCCGCCCACATTGGAGAAGCTGTCCATGATGGAGGCTGACACGCACGCGCACAGCTCGCTCGCCACCCCGGCAAGGCAGCCGAAGGAGGGGTACGTGGCGTGGGACGCGCGCACCACGCCCTGGATCTTGTTGCTGATGCGCTCGGGCGTGGCCCCGGCGAGCACATAGTAGCCCGTGCCGTGCTGGAAGAACACACCACGGTAGAAGCCATATACATTGTTGGGGCTTGTGGTGCCGATCCCCGTCACAAGGTTGATGCGGGAGAACACCAGGGTCCCTGACTGCACGGTGACATTGGAAAGCGCATCAATGCTGTCCTGGCCGAAGATGTAGAGATAATTGTTGGCGGAGCAGAACGCCGTGATGCCCCCATGCAGATAGCTGTCGATGATCGTGAAGTTGGTTCCCGAGCCGCCAAAGTCGTTGTAGGTGTCAACCTCGGTGACAAAGATGGTGCGGCTCGCGGCGATCCATACGCGGCCCGCATAGGTGGCGATAGCCTGACCGCCGATGATCCCGGAAGTGGTTATGCTGATGACGGTGGCGGTGTTGACGCCGTCAATGGTATCGGTGGACGTGGAACCTGCGGTGTAGCCGGTTCCGGGGTCCACCACATAGGCGGAATCCGGAAGCACCTGCCATGTGAAGCTGAAGGTGGCCCCTGTCCCCGAGCCGCCTGTGAAGGTGTAGGGGATGTTGGCGCTGCCGCTCGTTTCCGGGCCGGCATAGGAGCCGGCGTTGGAGATGGAAAAGCCGTTGATGGACCCGCTTGAGACGCTCGTCACCGTCAGCTGCGCCTGCCAGGCCGTGCTGCCCGTGCCGGCGCTTTCAGGCGTGCCGCCGGAGAGCGTCAGCACATCCCCCGGCACGTAGCCCGAGCCGCCATCAGTGAGCGCCGCGCTCACAAGCCCGTAGTAGCTCTTGAGCACCCCGCCCGAGCCTCCCCCGCTGATGCCGGCGTTGGTGAGCACGCCATAGGAGCCCATCGTGATGAATGTGTTCGACGTGGTGATCGTGGCCCCGTCAATGGTGTTGTTCCAGCTGGTCAGGGTCGCGGATGTGGTTATGTTCCAGTCGTAATAGGCGCTGTTGGTGAGGATCAGGAGGCCCTGGTTGTTGTAGGGCGTGGCGGTGGCGTTGGTGAAGATCCCGGTGCCGATCTGAGTGACGGCATTGGTGGAGAGATTTACGACAAAGCCATCCCCGTTGGCCACCACGGCGAACACATAGCTTGTGGTGCCCACCGAGAAGCAGCAGCTGTAGACCACATTATCCGCCTCCCCTGTGAGGGTGGCGATGCTCGCGGCTCCCGGCACCACCTGCATGTTGCCATTGGCCAGCGGGATCAGGTTCTCGATCCAGTAGAACTCCTCATCCCCGATGTTCTCGCGGGAGTCGTTGTTGGACATGCCACCGAAGCGGCGCAGGACAATCTCCGGGTTGTCCCCGCCCTGCATGCCGGCGCGCCTGCGGCTAGCCATTTTGATAGATGTCCGGGATGCGCCCGGTGTAGGCGGCGATCACGTCCCCCAGGCGCCTGCGATAATCCTGCAGGAAGGACTCCGCCTCGCCGAAGGCCTTGGAATTTCGCTTGGCGAGATAGGCGGCGTAGAACGGTATCGGGTCCTGCTTCTGCACCGGGATGGGATCGGGTGTGGTGGAGTCGTTGACGGCAAAGGGGGTCGGCAGTATGAGCGAGTCAAACTCCACCTGGTAGCTCTGATCCGGCACAGGGCCGACAAAGATCGAGTTGTCCCCGTACACCGCCCAGACCGCGGGCTGGCGCTGGTAGGCATAGGCGGCAAAGGGGCGCCACCAGGCGGAGAACTCGCGAAACGCCCGCCACTGCAGGGTGTAGCGCTCCGTTCCCCAGTACAGATGCACCCCCAGCATGTCATAGGTGTTGGCGGAAAGAATGCCGAGCGCAATCTGCGCCCCCGAGCCCGTCAGATCCGTGATGGCATAGCTCGGTGGGCTTGTGTAGCCGACGCCGAAGGAGGTGAAGGCGATCCCATTCACCGCCCCGCCCGCGACAGACAGCGTGGCGGCGGCCCCGGTGCCCCCGCCGCCGGTGAAGGCGATCGTGGGGGCGGTGTAGAGCGAGCCCCCCGCCGTCACCACCGCGCCTGTCACCTGGCCGAAGAAGTACTGCTCCGTCCCACCTGTGATGTAGGAGGCCTGGAGCGAGCGCAGGCAGCCGGTGTCCATCACCAGCTGCCGGCGGGCGAGATTGATGTAGGTGTCTATCTGCGACTGGGTCCAGCGCACGAAGTAGTCGTGCAGCAGATCACAGACCGCGAACTCGTACGTCCCGGGCGTGGTGTTGGGCGCCAGATAGGTCATGCATCACACGAGGCTCACGGCGTCCTCGGCGGGCTCGCGCCGCATGACCGCCTTCTCGAAGATGAAGTTGCGCAGCCAGGCGATCCCTTCCGCCTTGCAGTCGATGACCTTCTTCGAGGCGCCGTCCCAGCGGAAGGCCTTCCCCAGACGCACCAGCGCCGGCTCCTGCTCCGGCGCGCCCAGCCCAAAGATGTGGCGCGCGGCGGCGGCGGAGATGAGCACCGGCTGCCCGGGAATGAAGGTGAAGGCCTCCCCGCCGTAGTGATCGGTGAAGCTTTCCGGGTTGCGATTGGTGACGTAGACCTGTTCCTGCACGGCTTATCTCCTCTTGTGTCTGCGATTGTGGCGCAGGGAGCGCCCCGTGGCGAGGCCCTGGTGGGTGGAGGCCTGGCAGATCGCCGCTGCGGAGGACTTGCCGCGGCTGCCTTTCAGCCGCTGGTAGCAGCGATCGACCCGGGTTCCGCGCGGCATGGCATCAGAAGCTGCGCAGGTAGATCACATCCTGCGCCCCTCCCACCACCACGGTGGAGGCATTCGCGGTGGAGGGCGCCGCGGTGCCGTTGGGGATCGCGCAGTACTTGGGGATCGCCTGGAAGCCGTAGCCCTGGAAGGGGCCTGCGAGCGTCCCGGTGCCGGTGCTGGTGGCCACATTAAGGGGCGGCGCCACCGGGCCGGAATTGAGCCATTTGTCCAGCGCCGGGTTTGTGATGTCGGAGCTGGCCGCGGAGATGCCCTGGAATATCACAGCCCCCGGAGTGGTGCCGTAGCCCACCCCCGCCGTCCCCGTCGTGATGCTGGTGATGGTGAAGTCCATCAGCGCCGTGGCGGCGGCGGATGTGGGGATGTTCGTGCCGGCGAAGGTGAAGGTCGGCACCGCCGTCAAGGCTGAGCCGTAGGAGGCGGGCCACAGCGCGGTGAGCGCGCCGGCATTGGGGTCCGTGTAGTTGCTGGATGTCCAGCCCAGCACCGCCCCCGAGCCGGTGTTGTCCCCCGGCTGCGGGATGACGGCGATTCCCGGCAGGCCCAGGAGGCCCGCCCCCTGGTTGAGCACCGTGACGGCGTTGACCGCGCCCGCGGACAGCGTGCAGTAGGCGCTCGGCAGGAAGTACGGCTGCGCACCCTGGTTCGGCGGGGGGAAAAAGAGGATGAAGGGCGGGGCGGTGTAGCTTGAGCCGCCGCTCGCCGTCAGCGCGCCTGACCCCGCGCTGTAGGGGCCGTTCTGGTAGACCGTGCCCGAGACGCTGATCGTGGTGTTGACCGAGCCGCCGATCATCAGGTTCCACAGGCTCCCGCCCGAGGAGGCCGTGGCGGTGGCAAGGGTGTTACCGGATGAGGTGAGCCCGTTCTGGATCGTGACAGCAGTGAGCAGCTGGGAACCCGGACCGAACTCCTGGTAGCCGTAGAAGCCTGCGATTCCGCCCGAGCCATTGGTCGTGATGACCGCGCCCACCGGGCACCCTGTGGTGTTCACGACCCGGTAGTTGTAGCCATCCGCGGAGATGGTCACGGGCCAGCCGTTGGGGCCGCCACGGGCGACGGAGCGCCAGTAGTTGAGGCTCGAATCGTAGACCTGCAGCACCGAGTACAGGCCCAGATCGAGAGTGTACTGTCCCGTGAGCGTTAGCTTGGGCACGCCCAGCTGCGGCAGGTTGACCGAGCCGAAGGCGCCCGGATTGGACTGCCCGGGCGGCAGCATCAGCACCGCCCCCGGGGTCATCCCGATGGGGTAGCCCGGATAGTTCACCGAGCCGCCGCTGATCTTATTGAAGGGCATGACAGGGTCCTTACAGCGACGGGAAGGTGAAGCCGGTCACCACGGTGGTGACCTTGGGCTTCGCCAGCACCAGCTCCAGGAGCGAGAGCACCGCCCCGATGTAGCCGATCTGATTGTTGGAAAGCGTGGATTCGAATCCGGTGAATGAGAATGCCGCACGCTCGTGGATGTAGAAGGCGAGATAGCCTGTGTTGAGGAGATACAGCGTGCCTTCGGGGCAGTAGGGATCCATGTAGACCGGGACCCCTGAGACCATGAGGGCACGAAATGCGCTGCGCGCGCCCCAGGGCTCATCATCGAAGCCCTTCTCCGGGGTGATGACATAGGACTCGCTCGGGATGAAGTCCGCCTGCAGCTGCTGCCAGGTCGCAGGCCCCATGATGCCGAAGGTGGGCATCTCACCCCCGCGCTTGAAGGTGCCGGTGATGTACTGCGCGATGAGAATACGAGTGGGGGCGACGTTGCCGGCGGCGTAGCGCGTGGCCTTGAGCCAGGGATTGACCGTGCGGGACTGGTTGCCGTAATTCAGCGCGTAGGTGCCATCATCCACCGCCCCCGGCAGGCCGATGATCTGCAGCACCGAGCTGATGTTGGAGAAAAGCGCAGTGCCGACACCATCCGCATAGACGTTTCCCGCGTCATTGAAGCGCGCCGCCAGAAGCGGGATGATCTCGTGAGCATCCTGGATCAGCCCCTCAAAGCCCAGGTACGGGATCGGGATCACCGAGCCCTTGAGATTGAACTCAAGATTGGTGACCGCGGGCTGCACGGCGGGCTGGTTGAAGGCGCCGTCGTAGCCCACCCACTGCATGTTGACAAACTGCGCGCCCTGCGCAGGAATCGTCACCGAGCTGACACCGCCGGTTGCCGGCTGGCTGTTGGCAAGGAGCGCCGCCACCAGGGGACTGGTGTTGTACAGCTGCACCACGAGCTTCTTCACGAAGGCCCGGCGCACCACATACTGCAGCTCCTGGCCCAGGCTGTTGACGCCGCCGGCCGGGATGACACCGCTGCCCAGAACTGGCATGACCTTACCTCACATGGCGGCGCCGCGCGCCGCCCCCAGGCCCGCCACCTTGCCGGTGCGCAGGTCATTCCAGGCCTCATAGGCCGCTTTCATCCCGATCTGGTCCAGGCGCGCATTGTTGCCGATGCCCGGCGCCCAGATTTCCTTCTCCGGCATGGAGTAGACCGGCGGGGAGTAGCTCGCAGGCGTCGGGGTCGCGGATCTGCGGGAGGCGAGATAGACACGGGCCGCCGCATCGTAGGTGGGGATCGGATTGTCCTTGTCCGTCATGAGCGGCACGACGCCGGCTGTGATTTCATCCTCCGTGAGACCGTACTTGGCCTTGATGCCCGCCACCTGCCGCTCCAGGCGGTCCTTGACATCACGCTCCAGGATCTGCCGCTCGAGCGTCTCGATCTTGGTGGCAAGAGGCTTCAGCACGCTGGCGGTCACCCGGTCCACGGTGTCAATCTCCGGGATCGGGGTCGTGGGGCTCACCTTCTTCACCAACCGCTGCAGCCCTTCCCGGGTCTCCGGGTTGTTGGCGATCAGCTGAAAGGTGCCCACGGCATGCTCCAGCTGCTGGCAGCGCTCCAGCAGCTGGTCCGCGGTCATGTCCTCAAGGTTCATCAGCCGCGTCCGCCGCCGGGCTTGCTGATGCGCAGCGGATTCTTTTGCGCGATGCGCTCAGGCTTGTCCAGGCCCCCGTGCTCCGCGTAGCGCGGGGGGTTGATCATCTGGCCGTTCTCCTTCTGCGGATCGGTCGGCTTTCGCAGGCCTGCGCTGGAAGGCTCGAGATAGCGTGCGGGCATGTCAGGCACCTGTGGGAGGGGGCTGGGGCTGATGGAGCTGCTGCATGATCTTCTGCTGCACGGCCGTTCCACCGCCCATCTGGGGGAGCCGGGAGACCATCTGCATGACCTCCGCCGGAATCAGGTCTGAAGTATCCTTGCGCACCAGGTGCTTGCGCAAGATGCTGAGCGCCCGCAGGATGTCCGCGCCCTCCTCGGATTCGCTCCCGAAGGCGGGAAGCGCCTCCTCAAGCATGTTCACGGCAATGTGAACATTGGTGATCGCGGCGGCCTGCAGGCCGCTTTTCTGCTGGGGCGTGGACATGGGCGCCACCTGCGGGCGGGCACCCGAAGGCATGCCGATCCCGCCCGCAGGCGTGGGGGGCTTGGGCGCGCCCACCCCTGTGGCAGGCGGCCCTGAAGCTGGCGCGCCTGCGGCTCCCGGTGCGCCGCCGCGCGCGGCCATCATCGCCTGGATGAGCTGTGGAGGCACGCTCATACGCGCCGGGACGTGCGCCGGCCTCCGCGCTTGGGGTTGCCCGTGCGGGTGGGCAGCGGCAGACGGCCAGCCATGTTCAAGACTCCGTCAAGATGGTAGCGGGGACGGGATTCGAACCCGCGTGATCCAGGGTATGAACCTGGCGCCAGAACCGCTCGGCTACCCCGCACCCGAAAAGCCGGCTGCGATTGCTCGCAGCCGGTGGCTTACCGACGGTGCCGACGGTGCCGGCGGAACATGCTGAGCAGCGCCTGAAGCGCGTGCAGGGCCTCACCCAGGGGATCGAACATCAGTGCCTCGGACATGATCATCACCTCAACCTTGGAGGGCCGCCTTGAAGCGAGGGTGGCAGCCGCGTACCCCATCAACCGCGGGACTTCGAGCGGGAGTGCCGACCCCGATGCATCTTCAGACCGAAGCGCCCCGTGGGGCTGCGGTTGAAGTTGCGCTTGTAGGCGTGCCCTGGCTGATGGCCGCCTGCGGGGTGCTTACGCATGATCGCTCGTGCTCCTCATCAGGCGCCGAGTCTACCCTCAACATCGCACGCCTGTCACGCAACGCGCTTCACATGGGGGGTTTTGTGGCCCGCCGCCTCGGCCTTAAGCTCTTCCTGACGCTGCTTCTCGCGCGCCGCCTCGATCTTCTTCAGCCGCTCCTTCAGATCCTGCAGGTTGGGCGGGTCGAACATGTCAAGCAGCGTCTCCCCGTCGATCACCCCGCGCTCGTGCAGCGTGAGGGCATCGTGCTTTCGATCCTCCACAAACACCGGGGAGGAGCTGTGGCCATCCACCTTGACCTCGTAGTCCTTGGTGAACTGCTCGGCCGTGAACACCAGATCCTGGCCCGTGGTGAGCCGCGCCACATAGCGCTGCGGGGAGTGATCCTGCTCGAGCCGCAGCATCTGGCGCGCAAGGGCCTCCGCGCTCTCCTCCACCGCCACCGCGCGCTGCTTGGGGCGCGAGGAGGCGAGCCGCGCCATCAGATCCGCCTGCCCCTTGCTGCGCACCCCGGCCTCGCCCTTGCCCTGCAGCACATGGCCCAGGCCCGCCTGGTCATCAAACATCGCATCAATCTGCGCGATTTCCTGGAAGACATTGTCAGGCATCTGCGGCATGTGCGTGTTGATCTTGGCTGTTGGGTTGGGGAGCGACAGCTGGCCGCCCACCGCGTAGAGCGCCTGCATCTTCTCCTCCTGGATGCCCACCCCGCCTGTGATGGACATCGGGGGCTTGAACTGCCGGCGCAGGAGCGAGCGCACATCCATCGTGCGCTCGGTGCGCCAGTCCTGCAGCCAGGTCAGGTTGGCGACAAAGGAGTCGCCCCAGAAGTAGTCATGCAGGTTGAAGTCCGGCCGCACCACGCTGAAGGGGGGCGAGCCTTTGGCGTGCCCCAGCCAGGAGGAAGGCCGATCGTACACCACCACATCGGGGGCCGCCCGGGTGATGACCCGGTAGTCATGGATTTCATCATCCCAGACGTACAGGTCACACATGTCGATCAGCTCGGCTTCCATTTTGGGCATGTAGTCATACACAGGCCCCGACCGCCCGCCCAGGCCTCCCGGTCCCACCATGTTGCCGCTGCCGGGAATGGCCTGGCTGCCCGGCACCCCGCCCACCGGGGAGCCTATGATGAGTCTTGAGAGTCCGTTGGACAGCGGCGGCAGCTGATCGGACATCGCGCGCCCCGCACGCGCCATGATGACCTTCTGGCGCGGCTCGCCCTCCAGCATGGACTCAAGCTCGGTGCGCGTGATCGTGTAGTGATGGGTGAAGGCCTCCTGATCATCCAGATTTGTGTTGTCCTCCCGCAGCACGCCAAACTGATGCGGCTCCACCAGAAAGCTGCGCACCCCGGCGGGGCCGGTCCACATGGACTTCACCAGCATCACACCGTAGACCAGGGACCACAGAACAGCCTGGCTGAATGCGATGTGCGTGCGCGATATGCGCCAGCGCTCGGACAGCGCGAGCGCCAGTGGAACCGCCTTGGCGTAATCCTCATGCGGCGCCTCGATCCCCAGCTGCAGCGAGAAGCGGATGGTGTCGGGGGAGTAGATGAAGGACAGCAGCGTCTCCACCGTGGAGCGGATCTTGTTGTAGGGGCAGCCCTGCTGATCGGAGCTGCCGAACAGGAAGTAGTTGCGCGCCACCTGATAGAAGTTGAAGCGGTCGATGCGCGAGGCGTCGCACTGCCTCACCAGCTGATCACACAAGGTTCCGCGGGCAATCAGATCGCGCGGCAGGATCATGGTGTCAGCTTCTCCTCCCGGGCGGTCCAGCCCCTGGGCAGCACCCGGGCGGCTGCGGCGGCGGATTTCTCATCCGCTCCATGGCGCACCGTGTGAAAGGAGGGTGGCACACCGCTTTGCGTGATCCCGGTGAGCCCTGCCTCGGTGGCCGCCTGCCGCATGCCATTGTTCGCCGGCAGATCGCCCAGCCGGGCATTCGCCTGGGCGGCCGCGCTGAGCCCCGTGAAGTCCTGGCCGAGCTTTCGCGCCACAGCCTCGCCGTAGAGCACCTCGCAGCCGTACTGACTCTCATAAGGCGGGCGGGCGCATTCGCCTTCCCGGCAGCTGCGCAGATCCGAAAGCCGATAGGCAAGGGCGGTCTGCCTCATCCCTGCATCAAAGCGCCGGGTGGCCGCGCTGCCGATCTTGGGCGGCGTGCGGAACTCCTGCTGCACGAGGGATGAATCGCAGCCGAAGCTGGGACAGATGGGCAGATCCCGCTCGAACTCCCCGTGCAGCAGGCAGACATATTCCTTGAGCACGCCCATCAGAGCACCTTCAGGCCAAGGGTTGCGCGGTCGATCTGCATGCGGATCATCCTGGGCGCCTCAGCAGGCACGGCAGGCGGAGGTGCCGGGATCTGCGGCGCATCCACGCGCGCCGTGCCTGGCAGGCTTGCGCCTTCGGGCCGGCGCACCACACGCCAGCGATTCTCGAACCTTGCCTTGACCAGAGCACCGCTGTCCCACCCGATGAAGAAGTCCGAAAGCGCCTGCTGCAGGGGCAGCTTCAGCTGGATGCAGCTGTTGCTGCCCGTGCAGCGCTCTATCGTAGCGCATCCATAGGGGCAGGTTTTGGGGGGCTTCAACAGCGTGCGCCGGTTCAGATGATGCGGCGTGACGTTCAGATAGCGCGCGATGTCGGAAATCCGCAGCATCCGGTTGGCCGGGTGATCCGGCTGCCAGATGAGGGGACCCAGATGCCCGGTTTCCATGCGCACCTGCGCAAGGCGCAGGCGGATCTGGGAGCGCGTCAACGGCTTAGGCGAGTCCACGAAACCTGATCTTCTGATCGCGCATGTAGTTGATGACCGAACGCTCCACCGGGGAGTACATGCGCAGCTCCTCCTTCGGGCGGTGCTCGTGCGCATAGGTGCGCCCGGCGTTCTTCATCTCAAGCAGCCGCCAGTCGTTCCAGGCAATGACGGCAATGGCGAGCGCCAGCACACGGTCGTCCTTGGCCCGCCCCTCGCCTCCGATCTTGTCCCCGTTCCTGTGTATGTTGCGAAACTGCTGCAGACAGTCCACTGAGGACAGCGTGATCATGTCCCGCTCCCAATACCCCCGGAGCGTGGTCATGAGCCGCACCTTCTCCTTGACGTTCGTCTGCCATTGATAGGCAAACTGACCGAACATGGAGTCCTGCTTGCGCCATAGGTAATCCCGGATGCGGCCCACCACATCATAGGCGCCCGAGCGCGGATCACCCGCCGGAAACATGCCGGCCTGCTTGCGCAGGTTTCCCAGCTCATTGTAGACCGTGCCCCCCGGACCCTGCATCTCAAGATTCAGCATCACGTCCCCGTACCAGCCGCAGACATGCGCCAGCACCCAGGCGTATTGCACATCCGTCCAGGTGGCGGAAGCAATCTCGGCCACCTGCACCACGCGGTCCGCGTAGCAGCGCAGGAGGCACCCTGCGTGCTCGTCCGCCCATTCCGAGGAGCCATAGGCGGGATCCGCGCCCATGACATAGCAGCCCGCCGCATCCCCCACATCAGCCTGCCGCACCGGGGTCTCCCAGATGGTCACCTCAGCGGCGCCCTGCTCAACCTCCTCCGGGGTGCATTCAATGAACTGCGTATCCTCGAAATTGACTCCGAACTCGTAGCGGAAATACAGCGCCTTAAGCTCCCGGGCTGCCGCCTGGGCGGCGTTCACCCGCTTGGAGGAGAAGAACTTGGCTCCTGAGAGCTGAAAGGCGTACTCCTCCGTGGGCGGCATCTCCTGCAGCGCCATGTTGATATCGCCCTTCATCTGCTCCACGACATACCAGCGCCACCAGGCCAGCTGCCGATCGGTGATCTCGACCCCGTACTCCTCGTACACCTGGGCGACCCACAACTCCTCATCATCTGTCAGCCTGCCATCCCAATAGGTCTGGTATTCGGTGGACCCCGGTTCCTTCACATAAAGATCGTTCAGCCACCAGCCGATGAAGATCGCCCGCTGAGTCTTTGACTCCTTGGCCACCTGCCAGGTGGTGTAGAACATGTTATATCCACGGGCGGTGGACTCCAGCACGTAGAGCCGCTGCGGGTGCTGCTGGGCGAGGGTGTTGACGAGGGAGCTGAAACCCTCCTCATCCCCCCAGGAGGAGCACTCGGTGCCGTGCATGAAGTTCGCAGACTTGGCGCGGCCCAGCTCGCCGTTGCGCTTGGTGCCCGCCACCATGTAGACGAAGCGGGAGCCGTTCTTCAGCTGCAGCTGCACGCGGTTATGGCGCTTGATGAGCCGTCGGGCCTTTGGCGGCAGGGTGCTCAACAGCAGCCCGATGTTGGCGCGAAACAGCTCCCGGTTCTCATCTGTGTCCGTCACCACCGCGCCCTGCAGGCCCTTGAACTTGTAGAGCCAGTACAGATCAAGGGCCAGCACGATGGTGGATATGCCGATCTGCCGGCCTTTCAGGATGACGAAGGTGTGGACATCCTCCGCCAGCCCCCGGGCTATCTCATTGACCAGATAGCGCTGGCTGCCCAGGAACGTCAGCGGGATGCGCCCCCGCTCCTTGGAGTCGATCTTGAGGCCGCTGCAAAACTTCTCGAATTTCGCCGGATCAAAAGCAGCCTCTGACGATGCGCCGGCTGACGGTGCCCGTGGCACAAGCTCCGCCAGCCGGCGCTCAAGATCATCGGACCCGGTGCTCATCGTAGCTGCCGATCACATCCTGATTGAGCGTGCGTCCGATGGAGGAGGCGCCCAGAAGCTCCTCATACAGGCTTTCCGGGACGTTCTCGTACTGGTAGATGCCTCCAGAGTGAAACTCCACTTCGAGCGTCCCGTGCCGCGGATCCTCCTCCCCGGGCTCCCAGCCCATGGAGCGCACATTGGAGGAGCTGACAGGCTGGCGGTTCACTTCAGCACTCCCTTGGCGCGCTGCACCTTGGGCGCCTCCTCGCTCACCACCCGCTGGCCGCACAGCTGCTGCTCCAGCTGTGTGCGCACCTGACGCTCCACGTGACGGCGCTCCCGGGCGGACAGCTCGGCGGTCTCCGGCAGCTCCTTCAGCCAGCCGCGCTCGGAGGCCTGCTCAATGAGCGCGCCAGCCAGATCCAGCGCATATCCTGCCCGTTCTGCAATCAATAACGCCACTGTGGCGTCGACCCTTGCGGAGCGAAAGGTGTTTACGGAGCACGGGACGGTGTCGGCTTTCAGAAACTCAATCGCAAGCTTCAGACGCAGGTCCATGCGGACACCGTTCTGATAGTCCATCAGCGGGTCGCCAAACAGCTGCGGGTCATCGCTCATTGCTTCCTCCAGATGCGGGTGGTGCGCACGCCCCAGGCGTACACCGAAAATTTCCGGCCCCAGCCAAGAACTGCACACAACCGGTAGACCGTGTAACGCACCGCGGATACGGAACGGTTGACCTCCAGGCACTCACCCAGCTGCATCTGGATGATCGCCTCGAAGGTCTCATTGCGCGCCCGGCGGCGCGCCCGCCCGCGCGGCGGCGCCCAGGACACGGGCGTTATCACAGCTGGTGCGCGCAGATGCTCGCTCTTCGCTTCCTTCTGTGCCGCCCGGCTCACGAGCGCTTCGAGCACCGGCTTGGGCTCCAGCCGCCAATGGCCGTCGTCATGCATGATCTTTCCAGATTAGTCGAATTATCACAACAACGCCAAATTTTGTTTTTAGGGGGGCTTGTGGGGGTCACCGTCGCCAGCCGCCCAGGCCCCAATGGATTCCTTGCCGAGGCAGGCATCGCGGGGGATCTCCCTACCTAGACTCACACAGGAGGGTAATCACCTACTGTGAAGTGCACAGCAGAGTAACCCCTTACGGATCAGAGGGTTACGACAGCACGAGCTGGAGCTGGAGCTGTGCGCGTAACCCCCAACATACGCCGCAAGGCGGTTAGCAACCGGCCTGCCGGCCCAGGACGAGAGCGGCTCGAGCCGGCCCAGGACGAGGGCCAGCCCAGGACGAGGGCCAGCCCAGGACGAGGGCCAGCCCAGGACGAGAGCGGCTCGAGCCGGCCCAGGACGAGGGCCAGCCCAGGACGAGGGC